GAATGGGTCCGCTATGAGATTGCGCGCAGCCTTCAGCGTGGCAACGGCTTGCTCGCGGTGTTCATCCACAACTGCCCCTGCCCGAACAACGGGCGATCACAGCAGGGGTATAATCCGCTCGATCAGGTTGCGCTCGGATCGGACCTGCGGATTTATGAGTGGGTGCCGTGGGTAGGCTGGAAGCCACACGACAGAGTCAAAGAGAAGCTCACGAGCTGGCCGAAGTGGCTGCCTCAAGCCGCGCCCGGTCACCTGATGCAGCTCTCCGCCGGAGCGCGCTCATACGATTGGGTTGCCGACGATGGTGCGAAAAACCTGATCCATTGGACGGATGCGGCGGCTGCTGCGGCCGGCAAGTAATCCACTAACGCGCGTTCGCTTCGATCAATGCAGCGCCGAAGTCATCGGCGCCCTTACGGCTGCCCTTCGTTATGTCGCGGCTCTTCATCGCCATTCCGAGCTTCACGAGCAGCGAGCCGAGCATGGTTACGTTGCGGCGGTAGTTCTCTTCATCGATCGCCTTCCCCTCTAGGAGGTCCGCGGCGGCTCGTTCACAGAGCATTGCCAGCGTGGCGGCATTGACGATCAGCATGCGCTCCGCAGCCGTGGGGCTGCGCGCGAGCTGAGTCATGAGGTCGCCGCCAAGCGCTCGAAAACGCCTTGCCTCTGCCGTGCGGCCGTCAATCTTACGGCCGGCAACGATGAGCTCGAAACCGGCTTCCTCAAGCTCGCTCACGCTGCCCTGCGTTGGTGACCGGCGGCTGCCGAATAATGGAGCGTGGGGCGCGTGGGGGTGGACGGCGTTTCCCGCTGCCTAGCGATGTAAGCGAGCGCATCCTTCCGCACGACTCTAGGGTTCATGCCGGCACACTCGCAAATCGCTTGGAAGTCTTCGCCGGCGTCCACAAACCAAGCTCGCGCGGCGGCGCGGATGCCCACGCTGTTGTCGCGGGGATCGGAGCTGCCATAGATCGCATCAAGCACCGCATGGATGATGATATGGCGGAACAGCCGCACTTCCGGTGCGATCGGCCGCGTTTCTTGGTCTGAAGAGGCAAGAGCCGTGCGCGCCTTCATGGGATCAGCTCTGCGCAATGCGTAGACCGCACGCGAAGAAACGGCTCGACCAAACGCCTGACGTGCTTGGGCAGTTCGTCCGCGACTTGCGGGAAGTAGGTTTCCATGGACTGCCCCACCATGGACATTTGGACGTTGCGACGGCGGCGGCTCTCGGCAGTGAGCAGGAAGAAGGCCAGCTCCGCGCATGCGGTGGCAAGCGCCGGCGGGATGCTATCAGCCGCCAAAGGTAGAGCCAGGTCGCTTGCCCAAGGCATGCGCGACAAGGTTGCGGCGGCTGTGGTTAGTGCTTGCCGACACAGCGCCGGCACGCCCGGATCGCCGGTCGCTTCAGGATCAAGGCCGGCTTCAAAGTCGGCGACCGCTGCGCACCATTCGCGCGAGTTCAGCCGATCGGCCGCAAGCGCATTGGCAGTGGCGTAGCTCACATAGGTTTCAGTGCCGACGATCGGCGGGACAGTGTTCAAGGCAACCTCTCACTCGAATGGGTTGCCGGCCACGCGCCCGGTTTTCAAAGGCGCTGCCGGCTGACGGTGTTGGTTGGAGCGGACGCACACTTGCCGTCTTGTGCGCCGGCGCGGCCCTTGCTCCGCGCCCGTATGGTCCTCCCCGGCCACCCGCTGGGAGGGGCCGGAGAACCGGGGAGGAACCAACTCGCGAAGCTTAAGCGGCCTTCACGCCCTTCAGGCGCGCGGCAGCGCGGGGGTGCTTCAGCACGATGCCGGAATACCACTCGATCCGGGTGCGCAGCGCTGGCTTGTCATCGACCTCGCCAAGGTCGCGCACACTGATCGGGGCCGTCTGGATTCCGTGCAGCGTGTCCGCGCCGAACCGACATGCATAGATCGAAGACGTGTTGTTCGCCGTACCTTGCGTCTCGTCAAAGCCAAGAATTTCTTCACCGGTCTCGTCCTCTTCAATGACGCCAAAGGGAACGCCAGCGTATCCCTCAAGTTCGCGGCCGAGCTGATCCGTGGTGATCGTAAGCGCACCGACGCTTCGGGCCATCGCACGAATGGTCCGCCGAAGCGTCTTATTCATGAGTAAAACGGTCGGGGTGCCGCGCACCGAATCGATGAGCTGATCAAGCAGATCGAAGGTAATGAGACCGCCGTTCGTGCCAGCACTGAGCACCTGGGCGCCGGTGAGGCGGCGATTCAGGCCGTCGAACTCCTTCGGATTGGTGATCGTATCGCCATCGAAGAAGGTGCGAAGGTGCGTGAGAGCAGCGGCCTTCGCCTTCATCCCATCATAGACAGCGCGAGTGTCGTTATCACCGGTCTGCATCGCGATTTGCGCAACGTCATAGTCGCTGTCGCCACCGAGGATCGTGAGAGCCTCGACCATCGGGTTGATGACGCCGGTGCTCTCCACGTAACCTTCATTGAAGCCACGGAAGGCAACGCCGGGAAGCGTTTCTTCGATGTTGTAGCGGTAGGCACTACCGGCGACGTTGATGAAGGGAAGCGAGGCAATGACGGGATTTTCAGCGGCGAAAATCTCGACAACACCGCTCGTGAGCGGGTCCGGGTTCAACTTGGACCATTCCAAGGCGGTAAGCATACGTAGGGGTAATCCTTCTCTGTTCGGGGGTTATTTCCGGTAGCCGGCTGCCATGCGCGCATAGGGCGGCAGAGAAGCGGTATCGGGTGCCTTGGGAGTCACAGTCGGCTTGGCGCCGCTCTCTGTTTCGGGGACGGCCTTCCGGTCGAAAATGCCGGTGGCCTTCGCTTGAGCGAACCAATCGATCCGCTCTTTCGCGCCCATATTTGCCGGGATCAGCGCCTTCAGGTGTTCGGGCACGCCGGCGAGGATCACGGTCGCGGCCGCTTCAAGGTCGGCTTGAGCCGTTTCGAGCGCAGTCTTTTCGGCAGCGGCGGCGGCAGCCGCGGCTTCTTCTTCAGGTGTCATTCAGGGCTTCCTTGGGTTGTCGGGGGTGTGGCGGTGCGGGGTGCGAGCGCGGCGGCTTCATCGCGCCGGCGCTGAAGCTCGGCTTGAGCCGAAGCACGATCGGGATAGGCGTCGGGGTTCAGCCCCATCAGGGCGTCCACTGGAGACCAAAGACCGAGCTCGATTTTGGCGCGGGTGTTTTCGAGCTGCTCTGATTCTGAGAGCTGATCTTGCAGTTCCGCGAAGTCGACGGCCAACGTGGCACTCTCCGGGATCGTGCCCGGTGCATGTGTGTTCACGACTGCCTTGAGCACATCGAAGAGCCGCTCTTCGACGACCCGCCACATCGCGATGTCATCAAGCCGAGCTTCCTTCAGCTCGATCCGGCCCGCGTACTTGGCGCTGCCGCTCTCTGCGACCTTAGACAGGTCAAATATATCGCTGCCGCAATCGTGCGTGGCGGCCGTCTGCCGCATAAGAAACTCGATCGCGGCGAGGATCTCATCAATCGGCGCGTTCGGACTTGCGAAACCAAATTGAGAGCCTTGGGGCAGCGCAACCGCTCGATCGGGACCGATGCCGAGCTGTTCATTCGCGGAGATGCCCGTCGCCCACGCTTGGCCGTGCGCCTGCAATTCGACCGAGCGCCACAGGTTAGCGAGCGCGACGTTCAGTGCATCCTGTGACTCGATGAGATCGCGGCCACCCGGAAGGAAAAACTCATCATCCGGCACGCGATCGAACAGCGGCACGAACGGCAAACGACCGTAGGGGTTCGTCTCGCCGGGGTTGCCGGGAAGCCGCTGGGAACCGCCGCGAAAGTTCAGGCGGCGGAAGCTCGTGGCCGTCCAATCCGAGTAGGACACGTCTTCGGCGCGCGCCGCCTCATGAGTAATTATCACGCGAGCCGGCGCTTCCGGGTTGCCGGCGTGCAGTACGTCAATGACGTTCGGGGTGAGCACGTTGAGCACCGGCGTGCTGGTCGCCTGATTCCAGCTCACTTGCAGAAGGCCGGCCTTGCAGAGCTTCGTGTAGCGGCTCGCCTTCTTCAGCACCGCGTCACAGTTCATGGCGCGATAGAGAGCCTCGCCCGCGCTTTGATCGATCCCGGTGAAGGTCCGCTTCGGCGGCAGGCGATAGGTCGAAGCGCGCCGATCGGTGATCTTGCGCACCATATTCACGGTGAAGACGCGGAACCTGTCAGGGTGCGACCAGCGGCGAGCGATAAGGCGCATGGTCTCGTCGCCTTGCTCGTCGAAGTAGTAGCGCAGCCGCTTGGCGCACTCGTCTTTGCGGGTGCGGGAAGCCTGCGCGATGCGCATGGCGTCGGAGGGGTTCAGGAAGGTCATGAGTCTCCTCACCGGGGCACCGTGTGCGAACCGATGTTCTTCAGTTTGTTGGCGATGAAGGCTTCAAAGCCGACCGGCGTGAGCGGCTTTCGATCGAGGTATGCTTGGAACAGCCGCCCCGCCTCTTTCATCGATCGGCAGGATTGACCGCACAGCGGCAAATGCCCGCCGCCGTTGAGCGCGCACATGAGCACGTCCGGCCCACGGCCGTTGCAGTGAATCCCTTCAATTTCATACGGGTTGAGCGTGATCGTTCGCAGCGAATGCGAGGCCCACGCGAGGGCATGCACATAGTCATCGTGACCGCCGCGAGGGTGCGTGAACTTCGGAACGGTGGCTTCACCGTCCGTGGCCTTGCCGTCGCTGATGACTTCAAAAACCTGAAGCTCTTCGATCAGCGCCTTGAACTTAGGATGGATATGCAAGCGCTCTTCGGCGGCGGCCTGATAGAGCGCCATGAAGGCCGCGTATTTCGATCGCCGCGAGGGATGCACGACTTCGACACCGGCAGCGAACGGCTGCGTAGCGGACCAGTCGGCCACGTCCTGTGAGCCGTATGACTCAAGCGTGGCGCGGCTCATGCTGTAATCGTGGTGGTAGCGGGCGAAGCGAGACTTGATTGAACTCAAGCGGCCAAGGAGCACGGCCTCCGCGTCCAAAACGAACAAGTGCTCGTCTTCGTCCACCACCACCTTAGCGACGCACGCCGTTACAGTGCGGTCGCCGTGCTTCGAGCCTCCAAAAGCACGGTCCAATCCGCAACCAACAACAGACCCCGCACCGTTGGCGAGCGCCGCTAATTCGAGAGGATATTCATGAATGCAGGCGTCTAGGATCGCCTTGGGGAACAGAGTGCTCGCCGCATCCTGCCACCTGTTGAGGTGGTAAAGCGCGAACTCGTGCGGGAGCATCTGGCGCGCCAGTGAGCGCAGCCTGGCCGCGGACAGCCACGCCGGCGCTTTGGCGCAAGCGTCTTCAATGTCCGCGTATTCAATGTGACTGAAGACGATCGCCGGATCGGGATCGTCGGCGCGAGTAGCCGCCTGATAAAGATCGTAGAGCTTGGAGCTTTTCGGCCCCACGGTGGAGTCGATCAGCAAGAGCGAACCCGCCGTATCGAGAAGCGAGCCGGCGAGCGCGCCGAACACTTCATCGCCACGAGCTGCCGCGTGCAGCTCGCTGATCTGCGCACAGGTGAGCTTCTTCCCCCACAGGGCGGCGGGGTTCGAGCTGAAGGCTTGGATAATCGAGCCGGTTGAGGGCAGCTCGATCCGATCGTTGAGGACCGTAATCGTGCCAGCGTCCACGAGCCGCTTGAGCGCGGGGGTATGCTCGAAAGCCTCGCGGATCGTACGGAAGGCGGTATCGAAAACCTGTTTTTCGGAGTTGGCGACGACCGCGATGTTTTCAGTGGGGCGCGTGAGGAACCGCCACACGATCACCATTGCGCTTGCGAGGGTTTTCCCATGCCGGCGGGGCCAGCACCAAACCGCAACGGAAACCTCTTGCCCGTCGAGTGCGCGGGCAATCTCCTCGCGCTCCCGCGGCCCTACTTGGTAGGGTGCAAAGCCGCCGGTGTGCGAACGGACGTGCGGCTGCACGTCTTCGACGAACCGGAAAAACCCGGTCGAACCGTCGCGCCACGAGGCGATCCTTTGAGAGAGGGATAGAGAGGACAACCGACAAGCACCGATGAGAGGGAATGGGATCAAGCCGTCTCACCGCTGATGCGGGACGGGATCGCCTTAGCCTCGGCTTGAGGGCACCTCTCGTGCTGGCCGTGAACGGGCCGTTGCCTAGTCCGCTGTCGCGGTATCCTCCCGGCACGGAGGACTCACCGTTGATCGGGGCGTCCTGGGGTTCCTGCCTTACGCAGTCAGGGAGCGCCGGGTTTTGCCTCTGCGGAGAGGGATCGTTTGTGTAGAACTCTCGCCGGGGAACGGATGAAACCGCAGTCAGCT